CTTGCCGGAGCAAGTTGGCCGATGCCCAGCCCATCCTTGACGATGCGCTTTTGAACATCAGCGTTCACGATGAACCGCTGAAAAGCGCTATCCCCAAAGAGTAGCTTGTTCGGGTTTACCTTGCCGTTGCGTCGGATCCGTTGAGCAGCTAGCGCTAGGTCCACCAGCGGAGCCCCGCCGGTACCGTCGGTTTTCCACTCGGTAACGTCCATTTTGTGGTCGGACAGCATGCCGAAGTCGAGCGTGTACAACGCCACTGCGTTAACATCAGTCAATGTCAGCGTGCCGGTCTGTAGGACCTGGGAAGCCATTAGCTCAACCGAGCGGGCGATCTTGCTCTGTAGCTTACGGAAGATCTTGAAAGCGTCCTCACTGGCATGCGCCAGGAAGTCCGGCTGCTTGAAAGGGTCAACACCCGGGCGCCGCTTGATCATCTCGAAAGCAGAAACCGTTCCTTCTTCTTTGAAGACAGGCGGGGTGAACTCCTTGTTTTCGTACTTCGTGGACTGATTCTCACGCCAGCCGGCGGTCAAATCGTGCACCACGATCGCGATCTCTTCCTCGTCGCGCTCAACGTCGACTTCCACCTTTTCAGAGGTGAAGAAGTTCTCGCCGGGCGTTCGGAATAGACCGCTCAGGAACATGGGGACCGGTGCGGTCTCCATGTACATGTCGATCATCTGTTTGGTTGTTGCGTCGCTCATTGCTTTAAGTCCTGCGGGTTAAGCGCCCAATTGCTGGACGACTACGGGGTGGATGCCGACGTTTTCGAGCGCTTGAACAACAGCGTCGTCGACGTTGTCACCGTCGCCATCCGCGTCAATGATGAGCTTTGCTCGGTTGACCTTGCCGCGTACCAGCGGGCGAACAGGGATGTCGCCGGCTCCGGCAGCTTTCTTCTCAGCGGTATAAGTGAGCACAGCTACCGGGATATCTTCCGCCGCAGAAGGCTCCGCCGCTCCGGGGTTGCACAAGATGAACTTGTCGGTCGAAGAACTACGGGCCAACAGTGTACCGGCGACAATTACGTCAGCTCCGGCCAGTGTCAGCAGCCCGTCCAGGAACTCTTCGTTCTCGACAGCTACACCACTGGTATCAATGGTGGTCGTTACGATGTTGGCCATTATGCAGCCTCCCCACCAGCACGCTTGGCTCTCATGATCGCCACGACCTGAGCGCCCAGCGCGTCGCCTTCGCTCGCGTCTACCGCGCTAGCGTCGCCGGTTGCGGCCTTGACGCTCTTGTCGTCCTCTTCGCGGGCGCTAATCTCGCGCCCCTTCATGACGGCGGCGAAGTGCTTCGCGTTCACGACGGCCGTTACGTCCGATCCGTCACGCGTGCAGTTGATGGCGTACGCCATTTCGCCCGATGCTTCGCCCAGGGTGAGGTGAGCGTCCACGCGGATGCGCTCCTGTTTCACGCCAGCGTCGAAACCCTCCTGCCGCACCGCCGCATACAAATCGGGGTGCTGGGACTTCAGTTGATTGATGTCCATCTTTTTTCCTCTGTTGTCAGCACCGGCGATTTCGCCGTCTGCTTTGTTGTTTGATGCGGCGGGGTTACCGCCTGTGAGTCGATGCGCTTTCGGGCGCGACTTAACGCCGTCGATCATTCCGCGACGCTTGGCTTCCTTCGCCAGGAACACGCCCCCTTGCCCGAAGTCGGAATTCACCTTCTCGACGTCGACGCCGCGGGCTTCCGCCACGTCCTTGACGAACAGGTCATGGACGGCGTCGAGCTCGCCACGAATGACAGCTTGACCCTCTTCGGTAGAAGGGTCCGGGCGCTTGTTTGGTGCGTTCGTGGACGCGATGTCGAAGACGTCTTCACGCTTCAGCATCCGCACCGCGACGCCAATGGAGCCGAACTCAGCGAGCTCGTGCTTGGCGATGATTTTGCCGCTGCCAGCTGCAGCCCTGGACGCTATCCAGTAGCCAGCCGAAGCCGCTAACCCGGACTCGACGCGAGCCGGTTTCTTGCCGGCGTCAATCGTAGCCAGGGCATCGACTAGACCGTCAACGGTGCCGCCACCGCTCTCGATGTCGTAGACTATCTCGGTGACGCTGGGGTCGTTCTCTGCCAGTGAGACGCTTGTCGCGATGTCGCTGTAAGTCGTGTTCGGCAGGTCCAGAAACCACGCCCAAAGGTCAGGCTGCGCGGTGAGAACACCATGCACATTGATGCGTGCGACATTGCCGGCCACCACGTAGTTTTCAGGCTTGCCGCTCGCCTCCAGTTTTGCAGCTACCGCCGCGCGATGCGTAGCTTGCTGCTCCGCAGTTGGCACACGTCCGGCCGACTGGGCCTCCGACATGCGCCGCTTGTATGTGTCGTTAACCAACCACACTTAGGCGCCTCCTTTGTTGGGCCTCGTTGTCTTCGTCTTCGTCTTCTTCGTCGTCCGAATGCTGGTTGCGCTGCGGCTCGTCTCCGCCTTCGTCCCCGCTCTCGTCGGGTCCCTGGGGAGGCGTCTTTCCAGCGTTTTTCAGCTCGACCAAAACGCGCATCGCGTCGGCCAGCTTCTCGCTCTCGACCGGCGCACGCTTGACGTTCTCGTCGTACTTGCTGCCGTTAAGCTCACGCGCTGCACGGTCACGTGTAATCAACCCCTCATTGATCATCGTGACGTAGGCGGTGACCAGTTTGCTTAGGTCGACAGCAGGCTTTACCTGCCCAGCCCAGTCAGCCCCGAGCCACGCGTGGTACTCGTCGTATTGCTGAGGATTGCGGCGCGCTTCGATGAATCCGGGAGCCTCGATCTTGCCGTTCAGAACTTCGGCAATAAGCCACTCTTCATAGATGGGAGAACAGAACGCGCTGCCGAAGTCGGTGCGCCACCGGTGCAGCCCGATCTTGAATTCGTTGTTTGCAGCCTGGGAAGCGCTGAAGCTCTTCCCAAACTCCATCAAGTAGATTTCGGGGGATACGCCAACAGACCAGGCGATCGACTTGAGCATGTTGTGTTCGAAGTCCCCGAACCGCTCGTCGGTGCCTGTTGAGCTGAACGCCTTGGCCTTCTCACCGGGCTGCAGCTGGTCGAGCACCATGCCCGGGATGCCCTGCTCAAAGCGGAACTTGCGCGTCTCACCACTTGGCGCGTCGACCTGGATTGCTCCTCGTCGAACGGCGCCGCCCTGGTTTCCAGCAAAGCTTATCTGACGTCCGGCGGGCCCCTCGACGTCCCGCTCAATCGTCATGGCGATCGATGAGTTGATCGTAGCCTTGCGCTGCGTGCTGTCGCGGTAGCGGTCAATCTCCCGCAACGACTGCAAGCAGAGCGAGAGCATCGGCTTACCGCGCACGTCGTCTACACGCCGGTCTCCGCCGTAGAGCAGCCACGCCAGGCGCCGCCCGCTCTTCTCACCGATTGCCGGCAGACGCTTGGAGCTCAGGTCAGACTGCTGGACCCAGTAGGCAACGTGCCTGCCCGAAGAATCAAGCTCGACACCTTCGACGATCTTGTGACCGCTGCGTGGCTTTTGACCGAGCGGAGTCCGAACGACCGAGCCCTTGATGAGCGCGACCATGGGCAGGCGTGTCGCCTTGTTCCATTGCAGCGTCACCAATACGTCGCCGTCGATGTCTGCTTCCCGGAACGCGTCGGCCTGTATCTCACCGAACGTCTTGCGACCGTTCACATCGCACAGCGCGGGCGTACGGGCCCAAAGTTGAAAGCGAGTCTCGACGTTCTCAGACCAAGCGGTCTTCTCTTCGTCGCTCAGCCCCAGAATCTTTTCGTCCGGGATGGCTTCGAGGTTGAGACCCGTTGCGATCGTGTTGTCGACGCGTCGGCGAACGAGACCGCGAGCGTAGTGGTTGCGCTCGAACAGCTGCGTGCTGCGAGCATGTAGGGACCAGTAATCGGTCCAGAGCAACTCGGTAGGCCCAAAGCCCCCGGTAAACTTCTCACCATCGTCGAAAACAGTGCGGAAGCCGCCGCCGAATCCGCCACCGTAAGGCAGGTCGCTCACCGATATGACCGGCCCGATGTCAATCGGGATCTCAGGCTCTGGCGTCGCCGCTTTGCGTTGCCAAAACTTGAGATTTAACCCCATCAGAAAGCGGGAATCACCACCGTTGCGCCGCCGGTACCTTTGCCGAGTCGAGCGCGTAAGTCAGAGCGTCGTTGCTCCAAAAGCTTGAGAGTGTTCATCAGCGACGGAAGCTGCGCCTTCGTCACCGATTGCCGAGTTTGCCCGGTGTCGAGCGAGTACTGAACCACCGTGCCAGCGCTGAGCTCGGTGATTGCGTCCTCGTACGCCTCTATCATGCGCTCGGTCTTTTCTAGACGCTGCTCGAGCCAGTACTCGTCATCGTCCTCGAAAGGTGCGCAGCAGGTTGTCATTCGGTGAAGTAGTAAAGTCCGAGTTTTTCGCAGTCGTCCCAGAACAACGCCCAGTCGACGCGGTCCAGACCAAGCGAAGTGCAGTACTCAAAAGCCAGCGCATCGAGCGCCGCGTTGCTGTAAACCAGCAAGTCCCAGAGCTCGTTGTCGGCGCCGCTTGGACGCTTCCAAATGAAGCCCATGACCTTGCCTGTCTTGTCGTCCTTGACGATCGTTTTCGTCTCGACGGTCAGCTCTTTGAGCTGCTTGTCGGTGGCATCTTGCGGCGCATTCCAGAATGTCTCCGGCTGTTCACCAACACCGCTCCAGTGCTTTTTGAGACCAGCCGCCCATCGTTCCTTGTACAGGTCGACGGTGACGTGAAATCCCATCGCGCCAGACGATTTGGCAATGTACGCGCTGAACTCCTGGAAGCCACCTTGCACCGGAGTGCGGCGCCCCTTGATGAGGAACACGCCGGCCGCGTACTGGTTGCAGAACGCGCCGACCGTGTCTGGCCGATAGCTGCCGTCAATGAACGTCAGCTGAATCTTGTAATGCTTGCCATCATCCGCAACGTACTCGCGTTGCTCAATAAGGTCGGAGAGGCGGCCCCATGTTGTGGGCTCGTCAATGCGTTCCGTCTCACCCTCAAAACGCCAGTAGTCCAGCATCACCGCGCGGCGATCGCGGCACCAACCAGTGACCTTGACGGCCAGGTTGTCGTCGTGAACGTCGACGGAGCAGACGACCAGAAGAACGGGTGATCCGCAGTGCTCTTGCGCCCAGGTGTTCGGAACTTCGCCGTAGCGATAGGCGGCTCTACGGTGAGAACTAACTTGCTCGAATTTTAGCTTCGAGCCCATCACCTCGAACGAGACGCCGAGAATGTTGTTGTAGAAGGTTTGCAGCACCCCGGTGTCTCGCACCCGGTTGTGCTCCAGGTCCCAAGCCTCAAGGAACTTGGCGACGCACATCTCCCAGCTCTGCATGCCAACCGGCGAATACAGAGCGCTGATGTGGTAGCTTCGAGAGTCAGGCGACTGCGGGGTCGCGGTCGGCCTCCACTCCGCGCCTTCGTCAGGAGAGAGCAACTTGACCTTGTCGTCGTTCGTGTGCGCGTGAAGGCACTCGACGCAATGGTACCGGACAGAGCCAGGCACCAGCCTGCCGCCATCCATGTCCCACACGATGCCGGCTTGCTTGCCGTCCTTGCGCTCCACTTTCCAGCGGATGACTTGCGGGAATCCGCACGCCTGACAACAGACGAAATAGTAACGCTGGTCGCCCGCGAGAAACGCCGGCTCAATCTTACTCAGCCCCTTCAGCGTGGGAGTGCTGAGCATGAGCACCTTGCGGCTGCTCTCGTATGCGGCGGTTCTGGCCTTCGCCAGTCTCACCGGGTCGCCGTCTTTGCCGACCGTGTCGGGCCAACCGTCGGGCTCATCCATCAGGAGAGCGCGAATCGAGATTGACCGAAGTTTGTTTGCGTTCTGCGCGCCGAAGGGGACAAGAAAACCGCCGCCGATCCATTCGATCTTCGCGTCGGTCTTTCCAGACTTTCTGGAGTTGCCTTCGTCCGCCGACTTGATGAGGTGACTCAGCCCAGACTGCTGAATCATCGGCGTTATGTACGACTCCATCCTGAGCTTCGCGAGCTCAGCGTCAGCCGTGACCATCATCACCGGAGCGTTTTTGACGTGCTCGATGAAGTAGCCAATCGCGTTTTCCAGGATGCCGCTTGTCGCACCGACCTGGGCGCCCTTCATGATCGCGATGTCGCGAACAGGGGACTCGACACTCAGGCAATCGACAATCTCCCGCAGGTACGGTGCCACCGCGAATCGGTAGTAACCGGGCATCGGTGTGACACTCGCCGGCAGGTACCGTCGTTGCTCAGCCCATTGACTGGGGCTAATGTCCTCGAGCTCGACCGTCAGCGCCAGAAATTGCTCCGCAAGCCATTGTCGCTGCTCTTCAGTTCCGAGACTCGTCGTCTTCGTCGGTGTCGACTGATGGAGCGCTATCGTCATCCAGAGTTTTCGCGGCCTTGTCTCGCACCGGTCGGATGATGGAGCTCAAGATTTCTTTGGCTGCCGACTCACCGTCTTCGAGCGGGACGTCAGCCTTTGCGAGCGCGTAAATGCGCCGCGCAATAGTCTTTGGCGCATCACCGAGTAGTCGGCGGTGCATCGATTCCAGAGCGCCGAACAGGTGAATTCTCACCAACTCGCGACTGATTAGCGTGCCCTCGGTCGCGTCGTTCTTCAATCGCTTGCCCCTTGTGTCCTCCCACTTGTGGGCGGCGATCAAGTAGTCCATGTACGTCTGCTGCGAGCCAAACAGCTCCGCAATCTCGCGCACGGTGAGATCACCAATGCGCTCAAAGTCAGCGAAATCCGGCGCGTCAACGTCTGGTCGCGGTCGCTTACCAGCACCGTTTCCGTCGCCTTCGTCGGCCTGCGTCGCCTGTCGAGCTGCCGCGGTGCGCTTGTCGTCAGCTCGCAGCGATTGAATCTCTTGCCACCGCACAGTCGCCGGGTGCTCCAGGTCGATTTTGCCCGAAACTACCGCATCTTTCAGGGGTCCAGCGATGTAGCGGGTCACCTGACTCGGGTTCACCCCGTACTTATCGGCGAAGGCTTTCTTGGTGATGAGTCTCATTCATCGCTGTTGCAACAGCTTTACAATTGCGCAAACGGTTCAGAATTATCGATATTTGCGCTTGGGCCGGGGGCCGGCACTTGAACCCAGATAGGGGGGTAACCCGAGGGAGGACCCACGGTCATAAGTGAACGTTTGCATGTGATAACTTAACACTTTATCAACCAACCCCACTGCGTCGTGCTCATCTCTTCAACTTCAATTCAAAACGTTTCGAAGCAGCGCCACCCCATGCCCCCCATGGTTTTCTTCAAGGGGTCACGTGTCTCGTTGGTTCACTTCAACTCAACACCCCACAGCCCCTAGCCTCATGACTCAGCGTGTACCCATGCGCACACCCCATCATTCAACTCACATCGACCCAATCACCAACTGACCTCAGCGTACCCCACGTGGGCATGCGCCTTTAGCTCAACGCTTCAATCTCACACCATGGGGGTAGGGGGGGCAGTCTTTTATGAGAGGGGGCAGTTGTAGGGGCCCGACTGCAGGAACGTAGATAGCGCATCCATTCCCGATTCATCTAGTGCGCCTTGGTTTACCGATAGAGCCGCGAAACGCAAACGCATTGGGCAGTAGCCAAAAGCCTGGTTAGCCCGCTTACCGATGGTGTGCGCCGCGGATGCACCCATGCCCGCCGAAGCGAGGGCAACAGCGTGATAGTCCGTGGCGCCGTTCACGTAGAACTTACCCCGTAACTGCCCTGCGGATTCCGACCTTGAATAGACCAGGATCACAGGCACACCTTCGGGGAAGGTCCCCACCGCGGAGTACAGGTAACCGCCAGCGTTTCGAAAGTACCAATTGTCGTCACTCGCAACCTCTGCGGCGTGCTGCTCTGTAGATGACGTGGCGAAGGAGAACAGCGTGCGGTGCGTTGCGTTGGCCACCAGCTGGAACGCCATTACCAGGACGTAATCGTCTTCCGGTGTTACTAGGTTCGTCGTACTGTGTAGCAGCGACTGTGACGTCCCGTTGAAGTTCACCGTGCGATACGTGCCAAGCCAACCATCTTGATCTGACGTGGGGCCAGATACCGCGGTGAACGGCCCCCATGGGTCTATCAGTGCGGAGTCGAAAGGCGGAACCTCTCCGTCGTCCCCGTGGATCACATACGTCGTCGTGCCCATTAGGTCAGCGAGCGTCGTAGCTGGGGCTACGGCTGCAGCCGCCCTATGATGAAACTTAACCATCCGCATGGGTCAACTCTTCAGCGCGCGTCGAACTTGCTTGCTCAGGGCAGCGGCGTAGATTCGAGGCGCCTTCGGGTTAATCTTGCGCAGTGCAGGCTGGAGCGTCGGAAACGGCTTCTTCTTCAGCGCGCGACTGGACAAGTCCCAGACCATCTTGATCGTGGAGCGCTTGCCGCGGCCCATGATCTTGAAGATGCCCTTTTTCTTCTCTGTCTCGAGAAAAACGAACTTCTTTCGACCGCCTGCCTGCGTGGCCTTCCGTATCGCGACCGCGTTCCGTTGCTTTCGAGAGCCTGTGCCGCGACGAGTGAGCTGGATGCTGGGCATCCGATGTGGCTT